GAGGAACTTGTCCACATCGAGGTCGCCGCCCGCAATCACGAGCGTTTCGACCAACGGGTTCAGCACGCCGGTGCTAGGCGTGTATGCCTCATTCACTCCACGGAAGCCAACACCAGGCAGCGTATCCTCGCGATTGTATTTCATCGCATTGCCACTGATGTTCTCGAACGGCAAGTTCATCAGGATATCGGACGAGCCAGCATACAGCTCGATGATCGCTTGCCGCACGACATCGCCGCGTTCCAGCTTCGCTGCCTCAACAAGCGTCAATGCTCCAAGGATAAAACCTTGGCGCGTCATAAGGCCAGTCAGTCGATGGAATGCGAGTTCTGCGCAATCGACTGCAAATGCCGCGATCGCGGCAATGGTGCAGACGAAGTTGTAACGAAGTCTTTTCATGGTGCTCCTCACCAGTGGGTTAATGATCGATTTACTGCAAACGACCATCCCGGTCGGAGCACCTACAAGCCATCCCGGCTTTTAGGTGGGTGCCGGATTTTCACCGGCTGTAACGAGTCAAACTGTTTGAGAGCTTGCTCGCCTCAACCCCGCGCCCAGCAGAGGGCTTAGGTTCTTGCTGTACTCTTACGAGCGCGAGCCGCAGTCAAACGATCGACTGCCGGCAATCCCGACAAGTCTTCATTCGAGCCGCGTCCTGAACCGTTCGCGCCGCCACCGGCATTCCCTGCCGGAAACCAGTGCTTCTTGGTCTCGCGCTTATTCGCAAACCATTCCGTCAATTTTTGTGGCGTCTTGCCGTCTTTTCCCAGCATAACTTCGCCATCGCGCATTCGCACAGCTTCGCCATCCTCGTCAATGGTCCAGCCTTCGTGCAATGCATTCAGTAGCGCATCCTCCAGCGTTCCCGGCTCCTTGTTAACGCCTACATCGAGCGCTGTCTTGGTAAGAATGGAATCAAGCGCACGCCGTTGCAACTTTGTCATGACGTGGTTACGCTTTTCCAGTTCCTTGTCCTTATCCTCCAGCTGCTTCTTGTAGTCCGCTTGCAGTGCTTCGGTTTGCCGTGAGACGCGCTTCGACAATACCTCTTCAAACTTACCCTCCGCCATCAGCCGCGCTTCCTCGTCATTCTCGACGCGCTTCAGCATATTGCGGATTTGATCAGGATTCAGTCCTTCAAACTTCTTTTGCAAGTCCTTCATCTGCCGCTCAACTTCCTTGCGCGTATTGCGTTCGGTTTCGAGCGTAGATTTCAAACCAACGGTGTCATCGATTCGCTTCGTGTCGAGAACAAACTTCCCGTCTCTCTCAACATAGAGCGTCCGATATGCTTCAGGTACTGCGTCCAGCTTATCCACTACATCTTCAAGCGGCATGTCATCCTTCCCGGATGGTTGTTTTACCCACGAGACGCTTCCCGCGTCTCAAACTTCGCTCTCAGTTGCTCGACACTAAGCGGATGTCCTTGAAAATCGAGGAGCTGAGTCAGCGATATCTTACCCTCACGAAATAGTTTTGCGCGAGAGGCACCAAGTTGTTGATTTTGCTGAGGAATGGTCCTTCTGATGAGCCAATCCTGAAATGACGGTAAATCAGGAACGAACTCTGGCGAGTCGATACCTAGCTCGCGAAAGGTCTTTGTAATTGGAATTTCCCGCGAACGGCAATTCCAGTGCCGTGGTACGCCATTGTTGTATGGGAGCTTGTGGCCAATTGGCTCGCCGTCCAGCGTCCAAGACTTGTCGTGATAGGCAATACAAATGTCAGTTGTACGGGCGTCGAGCGTGCTCATCTGCCTGACGCCTTTGATGATATCGGAGTTGGCGCGATAGGTTGCGCGCGTCGCTTCCGCACTGACTGCCTGTACGGATGTGCGAATCAAGGCTTCCGCGCTGCGACGGGATAAGTCCAGTACTCCGACGCTCCCCGCCTTGCCGCGCAGTGTAGAAACCATTTTAAGTGTGGTATCACCTGCGAATACGCCCTGCCGAACGACGTTGGAGAACCGAAACGCGAGATCAGCAGATTGCTTGCCCCACCAAGTAGCAGAGGGCGCACCCTCGATCAGCGTCCGACCAGCGAGGGTACGCATGACAGCTGCCGTGGGTAACTGCGGCTCCAGCTGCGCAACGAATACATCCTTGAGCATACCCTGCGTAAAGGCAAACTGGATTCCTGCAATATCGCTCAACGCTCGCTCCGCTCCATCCGCGATCCGACTGTATGCCTTATCAATGATGCCCTTCGCTTGCCGCAGTAATTGCTCCAACCGTTGCCGGCTCAGCGCCGTCAAGTCTTCGCTGGCGAGGCGCGAGGTCAGATCACGCTGCAACGCTTGCAGTTGCTTAATGACCTGTGCGCGTAGGCTCGCATCGACTCGCAGCAAGTCGATCGAATGCGAAATGAGATCGTCAACTATTTGTTGCGGGCTGGGCATCTGGTAACAATGCATCCATTACGGAGGTCGGCGGATTCGCCGCAATCATACCAAACTCGTCCTCCACTTTACGATCATCCGGGATAACGCCCATACGCTTGATATTGTCGAATAGCGTTTCATAGGAGATGGCACCCTGCTGCCAGGAGCTAACGAGCTGAGCAAGTGCAATTGGATCGAGCGGCGCAGGTACGAAGTCCTTGTTGATGTCAATTGTTACCGCAGAGCTGTCAATCATAGCCCAATCCGCGAACCACTTGATGCTGCTTGTCAGCCCCATCGAGATGATCTGCGCCATCCCAGCCAGTACGCTTTGCTCCCCGGCGCGATGCAACGCGGCAGTCTCTGCGGCCTCAACGCCCTTCTTCATCTCCTCCAACATCCGCGCGCCAAGCACCACCATGTATTGTTCTTTTTTCTCCATGTTCTGGACCAATGCGCCGAGTCCTTGCCCGCCGAACTCCAGATATCCCCATTTCGAGGCAGGATCAGTTAACATCCAAGCCGTCATACTACCGACATACAGCTTGTCGCCCGGTTTCAATGGCTGACCGGCGACCACCGGCGTAGGCAATCCGCAGAAATGGCAACCCGTCTCATAATCGCAGGCCACTTTGTAGTGCGCAATGTTCATGTTCACGAGGTCGATAAGAGGCGGATCATCAACCTCAGGGGTGGTATCGTCCACCCCAATGAAAACGAACGGGATATAGCTGAGCGGAGCATTCTTGATGAGTGGGTATAGATCGCCACTGACTTGTTCTTGCTTCCCACTACGGTTGACCTTGAACACTCTCTGCCGGTAACGCAACGACGTTGCACCTGTATTGGAATCACGATATGGAACGAGGTCCAGCACGCGATAGCGCGGCTCCACTGATTCCTGAAAGTCATTAATTGGCTCGCAATACTCCTCCTTGAGTACAACCATCGTGAGTATAGGCTTGTTGTTGATGGTCTGTACGCGCCAATTGATAATCGACTCAGCGAGATACAATGCGAGCTTCGGACGGAGATTGAGCCGGTCAGCATCAAGCTGCGTAATGCCAACAACATTCACTGGTGGGTACTCGGTGAGCACTCCAACTCGTCCGACGCTCAGTGCCTCCTCTGCTACCTTGTAGGCGAATAGCGATAACGGCACGCCAGACATGGTTACATCTTTGAAGTAGTCCAGTAGCGCATTAGGCGCTTCGATCTTCGGCAATTTGCGGAACAACATCCCAAGTAAACCCGCGATCGTGCGCCAAGTCGCATTGTAGAATGGCGTCCGGTTCACCATCGCGCTGTATTCATTTGCTTGCTGATCGCGGAGCTTGGCTATGTACCGCTCGCCAGCTTCGTGGATTGCATCTTCGCCCTCAATCACATCGCGGCAGCGCTGCCATTTATCCAGCATCTTCGTATACAGCGGATGCTGCGTGGTAACTGGCGCGCCTTTGAGTACCTTCGCTGTGGGCTGACGCCCGGTGCCTGGATCGTTCGGCGCGATGCGTGGAGTGCCGTCGCCATTGAATAACTCTGGGTTGATTCCTACTTTTGCAGACGGCATTGCGATCCTTCAGCGTTGTAACTTCGGTGTAAGTACATTTTGAATCAACAGACCTTGTTCCTTGATCGCTTGTTCTAAGCGTTGATTGCGTTCGGTGTTGGCCAGTTCAAGCCGCGTCATGCGCTCCTTCTGATCTGCTTCGATGCGCTCGACGAGCTTTTGCATGTTCTCTGTCTTCATATCTTGCTTATCGATCTTGGAATCCATCGATAGCAGAAATACAAGTCCAGATACGACCGTAACCACCAACACAATAACGCTATCCAGCGATATGGTGCGGCTGAACTTCCAGCGGCTGAGGTCTTCTGTACGTCTCTCATATTGAGGTGTACGCGCCATCACGCACCTTCACATAGAGTATGCGAAGCAGATGGAGAATGATAACAATGGAAACTACGCCATACGCGCCGAGTGGCCCGGTAGAAGCGACGAACCACAAGCCTGCGGTCCAAGCGACGAGCAAGATGATCATCAATGCCATGCGACAGCGCGTGTTGTTGATGTGCGTCGAAGCAACAAGCGCAAACCCCGCTACAGTGAAAACGATAACCCATGCCAGCGGGAAACCGGTGTATATGATGATCTTGTAAAACACAGAGTCGTTAGGCTGCAATGCGGAAAGGCCCATTGCAAACGACAACCATCCAATGAGCCGTTCCTGGCCCAAGGGGTGATGGTCCATTTAGCACTCCTGTCAGGGTTCATTTTCTTCATCCATTGTAGTTGTATCCATCGGTTGCACGGTTGGAAGCGAAGTGCACATCCGGCCATCGCCGCGCAATGCGTTTTGCAAAATGCGCGCCGTTTCCTCGTCGTCGCACCATGCGTTACGTTCCTTGCCTACGTGGTCGTACCAGTTGAGCTGAAACACCCGGTCGGGACTCGAACCCGCATCCTCTGATCTAGAGTCAGCTGCTCTGCCAATTGAGCTATCGGGTGTCTGTTCCATGGGGGTTACTCCGCCACCGTCAATCCGTAGTTGAATGAGCTACTAACCGTAGGATCAGTTTGGCTCACACAAGCATAGTACGTCTCGCCTACGTCGAGATTGACTGCATTGTAATTGACTCGACCATATGCATCTTTCGGATAGCCACCAATGCTGAAATAAATTGGCACTTCTTGCCCAGTTACATAGATGCCAGTTGGCAGTTTTGGCGTACCGATTGCCTGACCACCAGGCGTCTTGCTCAGCCAAAGGCGTCGATTGCTGTAGTCGCTGCCGCCGGTCGGCGATTGCTTAATGGAACAAAGCTTACCATTACTTGACCAAGCAGGAACGAAGCGCAATGCCACGATGCCACCAGGCGTTAGATGGCCAGTCGGCGCAGGTGTACCCACCGTCGTCTTCCATGGCAATGTGAGCACCGTTACATTTGCTGGGATTGACGGCTGCGGTTGCGGCTGCGGTTGCGGTTGTGGCTGACCCTTCAGCGCATTGAGCATCGCCTGCAACTGACCTGCTAGCTGAATTGCGTCATCGATCGTTGGCATCGCAACAAGCCTCCAATAGCGTAGCGTTGAGTAACGGATTCGTCGGGCCATACTTCTTGATCATGGCGCGCACCCGTTCCCAAAGGGTTGCGGGGCGCGGCAACCTCGCGCAGCATTCGATTTGATACAGTGTACGCCCACGTATCATGGCATAGGCGATGTGCGTCGCGCGAGCCTCAGCCCGGAGAGTACCGGCGCGATGGTCATGTAGCTCCCAGCGCAGACCGTGGCGCGTCTTGCGCTCCTCGCGCCGAATAATGCGCGCCTCCTCCGCTAGAGACTTGACCTTCACCTTCAGCATTTCCCGTCGATCCTTGAGTGTTCGTGTTTCGTCGTACATGGTAGCTCCGTTCCGTAAGTTTGAGATGATTGGCCTTGCGGAACGGGCAGGCGGAGCGCGTATCTACGTCACAGCTAACCTCCTCTCACATCCCTTCGCGCATCACGCGCGTACTCGGCTTGCTTGACCCAGCGTCGCTGCCAATCGCTATCGCGCGTCGATGTGTCCAGCGGACGGTAAATGCTGCGCTTGTGTTTGGAGCCGTCTTTCCGGCTGTCAGCGGATCGCCGCAACGTCCGTGGTGCCGACGCCACAGCACAATGCTTCAAGCCACCATCCGCAGGCTTGATCTTCATGACCGCCCAACCAACAGCATTATCAGGATGACGACGAGGATCGCGCCGAGTACGCCAGATGGCCCAAATCCGTAATTGTGAAAGCCGAACGGCGGGAGTGCCCCAATGGCAAATATCGCAAGAATTACAATCAGAACAAGGATAACCGGATTCAAATGAACCTCCGTAGCAGGGACAGAAAGATGATCATGGATAGCATCTCAATCCACATGCGGTAGCGGTACAGCTTGAGGCGCAATCGCAGTTCCTCCTCCGCGTGCAGGTCCACTGCCGCTCGCAGAGCCAACACCGACATTCTCATGTGTTCCATTTATTGCCAGCGCCAAGACGATACCCGACAATGCACCCAACAGCAAACCAGCAGTACGCGAGCCGTTGTGCATGTAATACAAAGCGGCAAAAATCAACCCAAACCCGGACAGATATAGCATGGTTCACTTCTCCTGAAGCGTGTATCGCTTCAGCACTTGCGTCACTGCATGCTCGGCGCGAGCATTCGATGCGATTCTTAGCTCGACGACCGCAGGACGACCAGGGCGCATACGCACTATGGCCTCCGCTATACGCGCATCGCCGGGTAGACACAGCTGCGCGCGAATCGCTGCGAATACATCGTCGCTGAGAGCGGGCATTCATTTCAACCGTATTTGCTGATCATCGCTTTGCGGCCGATGGATCCATATGCGTATGTTGTCGAGCTGCGACCAATGCTACGATTGCGCGTGTGCTTCAGATAGGCGTTCGCAAATGCAAGTTGCTTCGCGCTTTGTTTGAAATACTTCTGCGCAGTCTTCGCGTCCGAGTATCCACCTGTTGTTGAGTGCCGATATCTGCGAAATGAACTCGCAAGCTGATAGCGCGTATTATGCTTCAGCCCGGATTGCTGATACACTTGTTCGAGCTTCCCGGCTGCGATCAACTTCTTTGCATTTGTTGCGAACTTCTTGTGAGCGCGTCGCGCTGCGGCACTCGCGGCTCTTGCTGCATCAGTCCATGCCATAGTTCACCTCACCTTTCGATTTACGGACTTCGCACGGCGTTGCTGTACTGGAGCCTTGGCGCGTCTTGCTTCCAGCCTTGCAGCGCGGATTCTAGCAATGTATGCGCTAGTGGTTGATTGCGGCTTTACCTCCGGCTTTACGCCTTTCTTTGGACGTTTGAATGAATTGATCCTACCGCTGAATGCCGGTAGTTCGGCAGATGGAGCAGCGATCGAGCGTGCCCGACGCGCAAGGAGCGCGGCACGTCGAGCGGCAGCAGTCCACATAAGATCACCTCACAAAAGAATGAGAACTACAACCCAGATTGCCGCGCCGCCGATGAGGCCATGCACAATGCCGCGCGCTGCATTGAGATCATCGTCCATCTCAACCTCCTTTGCGAATTACCCATTGATCAGCGACTAGCCGACGCTTCTCGACGAACCAGGCTTCTGCCATCTTGAAGTAGCCATTGACGCCCCAATCCTTGCCCCATGAGTTCCGTACCCAAACAAACTCTTGCCCCTTGACCGTAGCATCATAACCAACAGCTACAACTGCGTGTCCGCCGATGATGGAGTCATCGGCCTTCGGCAAACGTAACCAGCCTGTTGTTGCGACTTCATCCTCGACAAAATACTCTGGAACCGCGAAGCCAAAGACGACCGGATAACCAGCGGCCAAAGCGCCTTTAACGCCAAGTAGCGAACGCACCCGGAGGTACACGAGCGAATTCGGCGGAACCAAGGTCAATGCTTCGGCCTTTGCTGCGGCATCGGGTGGGGTCGTGATATTGCGATCGACGTATGGCCAAGTAGTCTCGCTGCACACACCTTGCTTAGCGATGCCCTTGAGAACGTCGCGCAGCATCGAGCCTTCGTCAACCTGCGTCAATCGCTCGCGCTCACGCCCCTCATAGTACGCCATCATGCGGCTGAGCGGAGGTAACTCTGGGCGAATGATCTCGATTGCGCTCGTGGATGAGTTGCCAGTGCAGGAATTGAAAAAGCCTTGGTCCTCAATCGGATTGGCGAGGCCAATCGGTTGCACTGACTTGGGAGGCTTGATGCGCGGAGTTGAGAACAGGAAGTCCCGATGATCAGGAACATCCGGCTTGTAGCCGAAGCCACGATGCGGTTGGATGTCGGACATGGTTATGCGGTAATGATTCGTGATCGTTGGATGGTCGGGATGGCGCAATGCGGACGATGGTCACGAACAGTGAACGTGCCTCCGCGCTCAATGCATTGGACGCGCAGATCAATGACCCAAAGACCCAACAGCAAAAGAGTAGTCGTGAGTAGCATCATTGTTTCTGTAGCTGCGTCTCGCATCGTACCCTCGCATTCGCCAGCTTACGCTTGAACTGTTGCGCCGCTCGCTGTGCGTCGTACAAACGCGTGTACATTTCGCTTACAGCGGTCGGCTCCCCTTGACCTGCGACCACTTTGAAATAAAATTGACCATCAGTTGACTCTGCAATGAGGATGTCCCAAGGTCGAGTCATCCGCAAGAGCAGCTTGCTCAGCAATGCGGGCATCAGATTCCTCCAATCGGCGTTTCGACGACACCCCTCTCACGCACTGGGAACTCTGCTTCCACATAGTACCCGAGCGCATCAGACAAGTGTGTCAGCTTTGGTGTTTTCTTTTTATCAATCTCCCCACTTCCGCCTTCCAACAGCGATACTCCAAGCAAGTCATCAATCACGTGCGGTGCGCCCTCTGGATCAATAAGCATATGTACTGCGCCTGTGGTACTGAGGAGGCGCGAGTTCATCGCATTGATGCGCGAACGTTCTGATGGATTGCTAGACTTGACGTTGAAATAAACACGATCGCCGAACGCCGCCCCAAGTTCGCCGCGAATGATGTCCCAGTCATTGCCGGACAGCTTTGCCGTCCCACGAGCGCCGCCCGTCGCGTCGCCATAGCAGGCGATGTAGCCTTTGTGATCGCCCCAGTCTTGCACCAATCTACGGCAGACGGCTGGCGTGTTTGAGTTGCGTGGAATCCAGACCTCGCCAATGATGCCTGTGAATGGCTCCCCATTGCTGAACTGATATTCCTGCGCAATGACCGCAGTTCCTGGCTCCACGTTGAAGTCGAAGCAAAAGACCAGCGTGGCGCGATCGTCATACAAACTACGGATGGAGGTTGCTGCATGCAGCGCCTCTGTGAACGCATAGTATGCGCGACCGGTGAAGTTGACGAAGCTGGCATTGTATTCCTGATCGAATGTGAGCGGATCGAGGTCACGCTTCGCCGCTTCAATTTCCTTCGCCGGGAGGATGTCGGCAGAGGGCCATGTATAGTTGGCCCATTCCGATGCAGCGCCATACTTCGCTTGCATCGCGATCGCATCGCGCACCAATCTGTAGTAATGGTTGCGACCTTCTGGAACGCCGATGAGATCGCACCAACCATTGCGGTCAGAGAGTGCTGGTCGCACATTCTGCGGCCAAGCTGTCTCTTTCATGTCCGCGTACTCGTCAAGCACTCCGCCATCCCAAGGCTGACCCTCGATCCGCCTTGGCTCATCCATCCCAATGACCCAAAGTTGCGCGCCATTGATCAGCGCAAGCATGAGATCGCTCTCAGACGGCTTTGCTGCGAGCGCATAGCGCGGAACGAGCGCCTTCAGATCATCCCAGAAGATGCGCTTGGCCTGGTCACGCGTTGGCGCACCTGCGAAAAAGCGCGGTGGCCATTTGGTCGTCGCTCCAAGCGCCCGAAGCACAAGCCGACGCTTGGCAAGTTCGGTTTTGCCTGAACGCCGTCCTGCGGGCAGCGTTATGAAGCGATGCGTTGAATTGAAATATGCTTGCTGAACCGGATGCGGTCGCAAAGTGCTCCAGCGTCGCGGGAGAACCTCAGCATCCATCACTCATCGGTGCTGCCATCAGTGTGCTCGATTGCTGGTGGAGCTTCGCCGCGCGTCGCGCCATGAGCTGCGGCCAACGTTGCGCGGAGCTTCTCACCATAGTCGAGTTCCATGTTCACATCGGTCTTCTCACGCCAGCGTCCCGGTTGTCTGTTCTTGAGCCAAAAGATCATGGACGTTGGGTCTGGCGGATAATGTTTGACGAGCGTGACTTCCTTCCCATTGATGATAACGTTATCAACCCGATCATAACCCTTGGCGCGACGGTTGAGCGCATCC